GTATCATTATGGTTACGCACTGTATCCCCATCCACCCACGGCGGCTGGGTTGTCATGCTGAAATAAAGCCCAGGAAGCCTGCCTCTCAATAATTTGCCATTTGCTGCTGACTCCTCTCCCAATTTAGCCCCAGTCAGCCAAAACTTATTGTCCACCGGATTTGGGTAGGCAATATTTCCGAGCGAGTAGTTATTATCATTAAAACCGACTGGATAACCTTTCGTCGCGCTTCCTACTTGTGAAAAGTCTTTTGCGAGTGCAATTTCAGGCACTGCGGCTCCGCTAGCAGGTTTACTAGAAAGATTATAAGCAATTGCGCTATAACCATAGAGGCTGGCATTTCCAGTAATTAGAACGGTATTGTAGGCATCCCCAGAAACAAAACTTATAAAATCGCCAAAGTAATAAACTTGCATCTGACTCGAAACTCGAGTTGTAGGGTAATTACTGTCGGTACTTACCTGCAAGAAAAAACCATATGCGGTATCATCGGCGATAAACCGCCAGTATCGGTCATAAGTGGTGGTTGTTCTTGTCGTTTTGAAAAAACGCGGTTCTGCCAATTGCGATACTGTGGGGAATGCGCCCACGCCGGTATCGATGTCTGTCATCGACTCATAACCACGCACCACCGCGTGGTACAAACTGCTTTCCTCAACCCTTAACAACATCTGATTGCTACCAAGCGGCTGCTTAAACACACACTTGTTATTCGCAACATCTTCAAATTCAACTGTCCAGCCCAGCCCTGGGTAATCACCGAATCCTTCTACCAATAATTTTTTCAGCAGGTTAATCATCGACCCCGCAGCGGTTTGCAGCAATGGTGCGCTTGGAGTATCTGCATCCAATACATGAATAGTCATATGCCTAAAAATACCTCCCCAGCATAAAACGCGATTGGCTCTGCATTTAGACCCACGTTTAAGCTTTCAGTATTGCCCAGTCGGTTTTTGATTACACTGTAGACTATCACATGATCTTCACCTGCAAACGTGCCTACCATCGCCGCGTAAGTTGCATTCGTGCCCCAACTCTGTGTCGGGGTTTTCTCAATAAAAACCACCGATGCGGTATTCCAACCAGCATCATCTAAAGTGATTGATTTTGGAACATACTCGCTATTGGTTTCCACATCGGTATATTCACCAGTCGGCGCATCTTCTTTTAAGCCAGAGTTGTTTTTGTATAAGTGCATTTTGATGTCAGTGGGAAGTGCCAGCACTGCATGCTCCGAATGCCCAGAGTTAATCGCCGCATGAATTCGACCCACTAGATAATCACTAAAATACCCGCCAAACACCATGCTTAAAGTGCCGATATTAAACACAGGTGAAGGGTCGTTTGCAGTCAGCGGGATAGACTGCACATTCTGTGAAGTATCCCTACACTGGCCATAACACCAAATCTCATCTGCACCGCCCGCACCAACACCTTTTGCAGTCAACGCCCAGTAAATTGCAGGGCCATTTGCGCTCCAATTTTCAGTACCCTTATTGAAATTGATTGTGTTGCTATTTTTAGACAAATCGTCAAGCGTGACGCTTTGTTGCGCATAGCCAGTACCTGAAATAATCCCACCATTAGTCACGCCAGCGGCTAACCCATCATTTTTCCACAGCAAATCTAATCCCCAACCCGTAGGCACAGGTAGAGGCGTAGCAGCACTATGTGTAGGAATCAACGCACGGCGTAATCTTGATTTAAAAAGCTCGGTAAACTCATTCATAAAACACTATTCCATCATGGCGGTTAACTGTTGCGATAAATTGATATTCAAGCGTTCTAGCTGTTTTTCTGTTGCTTTGGTTTGCGCATCACTTTGGTTTTTGCTTTGTTCGCGGATGCGTTGAATCTCTGCCAACAGTTCGCGTAGTAATTCAATTTGCGCCTGCAACAGTTGCTGAGTTTGAGCATCACTTGTGCGATCTAGCGGTTGCACGCGCTCCGCCCCGCGCTCGCCGATAAGCGCAATTGTTGGTTGGGTTACGATGCCGCCCTCAGCGAGTTTTGGTAAGCCATGCGCGTCAGCAAAGGCTTCTATATCAGAATTGCTAATGCCCGTGGCACTAGATAGCTCCGAGCGAGTAATGCCATATTTGCTCATCGCCTGTCCTAAGCCTGCAATGCCATCAGCCTGCGACATTGCCCCGCTTTCTACCTGTGCAAGCAATCCATTTACAGCATCGCCAATTTGCTGATTCATGAATGTGGAATAATCAGTCATTGACACGCCCAGCGAGCGGGCAATTTGCTCTGGCTCTATACTGTGCATGGTCATTTGTTCCCGAACCATCGCAGTCAATTCTTGCTCTGAGAACAAACCAGAACCGGCAGCTTCACTAATCGCTTGCTGAATTTGGCTATCTGTTACGCCTGCTGTATTGCCAGTAAGGTTTTCAAATACGCCTGCCTGCTGCTCTTGACTCAAACCGAAATAACCATCTTTAAGCGCACTTACGATTTGCTCTGTGCCAAGCTGATAAGTCTGTTGCAGTTCTAGCAAATGCCCGCTGATTTGGTCAGCACTCATTTGGGAGGCATTCATAAATAAATCAGCAACATTATCGTCGGTGGCCGCTGCTTGGTAAGTTACGCCTAAGCTGTTTAAATTATCAGTGATGCGGTCAAACAGCATGCTGTAATCATCACCGGAGGCGTAAGCGTCACGACCCAAACCAAGCAATGTTTGTGCAGCGCTGCTTAGTTCACCAGCAGCGGCGGTATCGCCACTAGCAGCTTTTGCATATAGCTCGTCATACTGGCTTTGCGCTTCCGCAAGCTTTTCCATCGTGGTCAAGGTTGACGCATCGGACAAGAGCAAGTCCTTAACCGTTTGTTGTAACGCGGCACCAGTATCTTTTAGAGAATCAGTAAAGCTTTTTGCGGCTTCCGCTTGCACTTCCCCATATTCCAGCAGGGTTACAGCATCTTCTAATAATTGATCAACGGATACACCGAACTGGTCAGCCTTGCCTATTAACTCACTATCGCTCATGGTGAGGATTTCGTCAGCAAAGCCTTGTCCGTTGAAGCCGCGCAAATCCTGAAGCCCATAGCGAGCTTGCACCTGCTCTATCGGTGTTTTGAATGATGAGGAAAAGCCTTTTACCGTACTGCGAAAATCATCAAATGATTGGTCTAACCGCTCCACCTCAGTTATCACGGTGTCGAGATTGTCTTGCAGTTCTTCTAAGCTCCAGCCAAACATTTGCGCGTAACTACGAGCCGTTGCGAAATCATTACTGCGAACCGCATCGCGCAATTCTTGAGCGTCAAAAGCCCCAGCCAACCAAGCTGCCGATAAGCCTTCAACTTCGGACTCTAATTTTTCGATTTCACTACGGTTATCTAATGAATCAATGAAGTCTTGCCACGACTCTTCTTGTTTGCGGATTAGTTCTACCGCTTTTTCAAAGCCGCTAGACACTTCATTAATTGTTTTACCCGTTTTCGCGGCGATTTCTTTCAATTTGCTGTCATCTAATGCCAGCATTTTCGCCGCCAAATCTTTGCTGGAAGCGGTAAAGTCGAGCATTGTCAAATCAGCATTCGCAAACTCTTTTTCCAATTGGTAAATAGTTAGCTCAATGTCATCTAAACCACTTGCGAGATCGTCAAAGGTATTGCGGTAATCGGCAATCATTTCCGCCTGTTTTTTCGCCTCTTCCTCAGCTTTTTTACGCTCGTTTTCAGCATCAGAATTGCTAGAAGAAGTGCTATTACTGGATGAAGTGCTACGCGATACACTGCTAGTGTTGCTGGAATATGACGGCATAATCGGTGCCGAAACCACAGAAGAGGGTGCATTTAAGGTATTGAAGGTTGCGCCTGCTATCTCACCGCCGGTGCCAGCCACCTCATTAATCAACGCGCTGATTTCCTCATCAGCCATTACCGCTTTCATCACTTCTAGCTGTGCTTTAGCCTCAGCCACAATGCTGGCTAAATAATTGGCAGCCGTTGCGCCACCTTGTGCGAGCAATGCAGCAGCGGTACTAGAGCCGGTCAACTCTTGTGCAACTTCAGACGATGCCCCCTGTGTTTCCATGCTCGCCGCTTGCGCCGCGCTTTGCGTTTCCATGCTCGCCGCTTGTGCTGAAGACTGCATATCAATATTTGCCGACGTGGTGGCAGACATTACATCTTGCTGTGCGGATAACGTAGCAGCCTCAAGCATTGGGGTAACGATGCCGTTATAAATAGTGCTACTAACCGACTGCAACACCACATCAACCATTTGTTGCCGGATGCCCTCACTGAAAGCCTGTGCAAAGGTTGCACTGGCCTCCTCAGCAGTGCTGGCATTCATAACAGACTCTTTAAACCAGCCTGCAATATCCTGTTGCGTGATGGAATCCCGCAACACAGCAAACTGATCAACAAGGTTTAACAAGCTACCGGCGGCACTCGTCATGCCATCTTCTAACAAATCAAAATATTGTCCGAGTTCTGCCGATAAGGCGATGGTGTCAGCAAATAACTCAGGGTCTGACATATCATCAGCCATGTTATCCACTAGCTGTTTGAATGCTTCACGGGTGTTAGGCAGTTCTAAACCAAGGTCTTGGAAGGAGCGCGATAAATTACTGTTTAGCACTTCCAGCTTATTTGAGCGCTGTTCTTCTTCAGTCAAGAAGTTTTCGTAAAACGCGTCCATGCTGTCGCTTAAAACCGAAACATCGCCAGCGGCATCAATCAATTGCTGAGAAATTAAGCCAGTATCAAAACCGACCAATTTAAAGGCATCTTTTAAACCGAGTAATGAATGGATAAAGGCACTCACCTCTTCAGGGTTAGCGTCCCACTCATTAAAATTATTGACGATTTCGCGCATATTGCGGAAAAAGGCAGCGTCAGGGTCAATAACACCCTCGGTGTCAGCAAGGAACTGCAAACCCTCGTTGATTTGTGCTGCAAAATCTTGCGCCATTGCTTCAAATGTCGCTGGATCAACCTTAATGCCTGCATCAGCAAACGCATCAGACAGGTAATCATTCAGCGTAGAAACCTGCGTTTCCACATCTAAAGCATTCCAATTTGTATCAGCAATCAGTGTATTTAAGCCGGTTTGGATGTCGCCACGAATCGCATCCGCATATTTCGCCGTATCTGGTTTCCACATAAATGTTTGCAACGATTTATTGTAGATACCATCGGCAGCGTTTTTCATCACGTTTTCGACTTTATCCGCCATGACGCTTTGAATATCCGTGTCAACGCCAGCGATATTCGCCTCGGTAAAGGCGTTTTTAATCATGATAGATTGCAGGCGGGCAAACTGCGTTTCAAAATCATCGGTGTCTTCATGCACAATATCCGCAACACCGCTAAAGCGGAAATTATCCGTTAGTGCCTGACCGATTTCTTTGCCTACTGATTCAATTTGGCTAACAACAGACTGCATGGCCTGTTGTAGTTGCGCATTGGTTTCTTCATCTACCTCGCTATACGACTCACGTTTGCCACCGCCAACCCAGCCTTTATTCACCTCAATGGTTTTAACCTGAAAGCTCGCGCCTAAGTCTTCAATTGAAGCGGTCAAGTGTTGGGCTTCGACCTCCCAACTGCCAAACATTTTGCCCATCAAAGGCTGGATTGCCATCCCGACGGCGCTACCGATAGGGCCACCAATAGCTGATAAGCCCATTTGCAAACCACTGCTTAATGCGCCCTTCCAATCCCCTGACAACAAAGATGCACCAGCACTGAGTAAACCACTCATATTGCTGCCACCCAGCATTTTGCTGAGGCCACCACCTTCACCGGAGAACAGTTTGCCAACACTCCCCAGCATGCCATCACCGGAGAACAGTTTGCCGACACTGCCCAACATGCCATCACCGGAGAATAGCTTGCCAACACTGCCCAACATGCCGTCACCAGAAAAGAGATTGCTAAACCAACTACCGCCTTGCTGTGCCTGTGTGCCTGCCTGCAACATGGCATTAGCGGCTTGACTAGTCGTTTGTGCCATTGCAACAGAGGATTCTGCCAACAGTTGCGCACTGGTTGCAGAGGATTCGGCAAAACCTTCGATGGACTGCTTGGCAGAGGTTAACGCTTCAGCTTGCGATAATTGCGCATCAGTCAACAGCGTGCTGCTTTCAGCCGATGCGTTGCTGGTGGTTTTCAGCAGATTAAGTGCATTCTGTGCATCTTGTTGCGGCTGAGAGACTAAGCCTGTTGCATCTGAAGTGTTTAAACCTTGCTGAGTTAATGAGAGTGCTTTTTCAATGCTGCCGCTTAGCTTATCAACAGCAGTTTCAACGCCATCAACCAAGGTTTTCACTGCCGCATCAGTGCCATCGTTTAATGCTTTTTGATATTCATCAAAGGCAGCGGAAGCGGCTTTAACATCTTGTTCAACTTTAGCGTCAGCGGCGGCAAGGGCGGCCTGCATTGCGTCTTGCTCACTGTTACCAGTGAGCCATTGCATTAACTGTTGTTTGCCTTGCTCAAAAGATTGCTTGAAGAAATCGCGCTGCATATCTTTAGCAAAGTTTTGCAACGCATCTTTGAAACTTGTTGTGCCATCGGCGACATCGGCAAAGTAGTCCGCAGCGGTATCCGCCACGCTTTCCCATTGCTCACGGGTTTGTTCAATGGTTTGCTTTTGCTCAAGCAAAGCGTTGACGGTTTCGCGTTGTTCGGGGGCGATGTCTTTTAAATTGTTGTAGCGGTCTTGGGCTTCCGCCGACATGCCTAGTAAGGTGATTTCTTCTTGCAGGCTTGCAATGCGTTCATTGCCCGCTTGTCGTGCTTTTGCCAGTGCCTCAAATTGTGCAACTTGCGCCCCTGCCTCAACGCCAATTTTCTGCATTAAATCGAAGTAGCCAGCAGCTTCATCTGATAGATAGCTTTTAGCCACTGTCGCCTGCAATTCTTCAAACGCCTTGATTTGTTCCTCTACTAAATCAAGGTGTCGTACTTTTTCTTCATATAATTTGCGTTCTTCAGCAATTTGTTGCTCGGTGTAATCGCCGGTTTCTTTGAGAGCTTTAGCATATTCGTATGCGTCTTTGCTTGCCGCATCCATGCCTAATGTTGCTTCACGTTCCTGCAACTTTTCCAGCATGTCTGTAATGGCATCACGCGCTTGTTCGGCGGCTTTTGCCAGATCATTGATTTCCTCTTTTGCCGCCCGCGTACTGCCTGCCGCTTTTTCTGCACTACCGCCCGCATCGTCTAAACTATCCCTCAAACTGCCTACACTACCCGTAGCATTTTCTGTATTTTCCGCAACACCTGCGACGATAGCGGATAAATCCGCTTTTTGTTTGGTGGCGGCCTCAGTCGCGGCGGATTCGCTAATTAAGCCGGTGGTGATTTCTCGAATGGATGCAATGTTAGCGTTGCGCTGTGCGAGTAAATCCGCATGTGCAGAGGAATTACTTTTAACTTCCGGCAACATAGCACGGAGTTGATCAATCTCTGCGCTAATCGCACCCGTGCGTGATTGGTAGGAATTGGTGAAACTATTGGAAGCGGCGGCAGCTTGTTTAAAGCTGTGTGAAGTGATAGTTAAGCGTTGCTCAAATCCGCTTAATTTTGCGGTTGCTTCAGTCATGCCGGGCAAAAAGTCAACACTGGCAGTCATGTCTGCCAAACTGCCAACAAACTTGCCCATTTGACCTAACAAGTAGCCAACTAATTGATTCCAAGTAGTTTTTATAAAATCAATTGGATGCTCAAATGCACTGGCAATATATGCCCATCCAGTAGCGATACCTTGCACCAAATCTAGCGCAAGATTCCCCATCATATTTAACTGAGAGCTAGCAACATTAACGATAGTATCGAAAGCGATTTGTGCACCGTATTGAACATACTCCCATCCCTCCATCAATGCGCCAACGGTAGCATACCCCGCATTTCTAACTACTTCAAATTCATTGCGTAAATATGTCCCAATCTCCCAACCAGCAAAAGCCGCAAACGCCAACCCGCCAGCAACCTGTAATTTCCCCATCCACCCTGACGCAAACTGAGCACTAACCCCAGTGCCATAGATCGAAGTGCTTAATTTGCCCCACAACGTCGGCTGACTAGCAATGTTGGTTTTCATTGCCAACAATGTCATTTCAAGGCGATTGGTTGGGATTAAGGTGGCACTGGTAGAGGCCGTTAATACTGCATAAGTGCGACTTAAAGTCACTAAGCCTGTATTGGTGGCAGCAATAACGGTAGGCAGATATTTAAAGCCCAAGACCAAAGCACCGCCGACACCGACAACGGCAACCAATGGTTCAAGCTTTTCAGAATTTTGGGCTAAGTAGGTGACGGCATCGGCGGCTTTCATCAACCCATCTACTAAGGCATGTGCAACGGCACTATCAGCAATGGCTGTCGATACAGAACGCCAAGCCGCCGTCATTTTAGTGTTCAATGTTTCGTTAGCTTGCGCTGCCAAATCCATTGAGCCATTAAGGTCTTCAAGTGAGGTTTTGGTTAAATCAACACCTAAAGCTGCCGATAGGCCAAGGTCTTCAAACTGAGTTCCGAGCAAACCAACGCCCGCTTGCATCTGCACAGCTTGATCATCAGTCTCGCGTAAACGAGTTAAAACCTCGCTAAATACATCCGTCACGGACATATTGCCGCTATTGATTTGTGCCGTGACTTGCTCAGCAGAAAGCCCTATCTGTTCCAATGCTTCTTTTGTGCCTTTAGAACCATCTAAAAGCCGAACATTGAATTCCTTGAACATATCCGACGCTTTGTCAGTCCCAAGAATGCCGTTTTGCATCCCCGTTTCCATAATGGAAAAAAACTGACCCGCATCAGCACCGGCATTACTAAACTGTGTGGAATATTCCGTGATGGACTCTAAGAAATCGCCGCCAGCGTTTAAGCCACGCTGATAGCCACCTGCAATCAAGTCAAAAGCTTGCTCATGGCTTATCCTAAAATCTTGCATTAAGGTTTCAGCGGCTGCCAATTGCTTGCCGTAATCATCGCCGAACTGTTCCAGCGTAAACGCTTTAGCGGTAATAGATTCGATTTCGGAACGGGCAGTTACGCCAAGGTCACTAAACCGTTTCGAGGTATCAGCAACAGCCTCAGCCGTTTGCTGTAGTGAAGTGCCAAAGGCATCATCGTAGAGATCACGCCCAATATCGGCATATTCTTTGGCGGCTTGCGTAGTGATGCCAAGACTGGCAGCAAGCTGTTTAGAGGTAGCGTCGAGGTCAGAAGTGGTTTTGACGATGGTGGATAGAACAGCAAGTCCACCAAAGGCTTTAACAAGGGTAGAGCCAGCAGCGGACAGCTTATCGAAACTCATTGAGGTTTGGTCGGATTCCTTGCGGAGTTTTTCAACCTCATCACGCGATAAGCGAGTTTGACCGATTAACGCAGAACCGTCAGCTAGAAGTTTTACGTTAATGGTCAGGTTTTCGCTCATCGTTAATCTTTATCGTTTACAGTATTGCAGTAGGCTGCCTCAATTGCTGTGACCCTTCGCCATGTATCGTCATCAACTTGTCTGAATTTGATTAATGGATAAGTACGCACTTGAGGCCAGTCGATACCAAGTAAGCCACCCATCATCCCGTAGCGAAATAAACCAGCACTCTTTATTAACGAAAACAGATTCAGTGCTGGAACATTGCACTCATACACAGTAAAGCGTTGCTGTGACTGAAAGTTTTGCTCCTCCTCCAACTCAGCGATTACCTCTGGTGGAAGATGAGCATATTCTTTACGGATGTTGGCTTGTTTGGGCTTACGTTGGTTGGCGATGAATTCGCCTAAATCATTTAGATTGGTTTGCTCGCAAGTTTTTGCTTTTTAACTCAGTGAAAGCCCCCCACAACCCCGCGCTGGCTAAATAATGGTTAATTGCCATCGGCACCGCATCCACCGGATCAATTTCTTTTTCACCATCTTTCAGGCCGCCCACTTTGCGCACTACACGTTCTAACACAGCTTTTACGCCGCCTGTTTCTAACAAGTCATTAACTTCATCTTGGGGGATGATTTCAAACTCGACTTTTAATACTTCGTCTTTTTTACTAGGTACCGCGATGCGAACATTTACTGGAACGATGATTTCTTGGCTGATGTCAAACATGAGGGTTAAACCTTGGTTGAATATAGGTCAAATATAGGTATACCTATGTTGTACCTATGTTTATGGAATCGTTGAGTTGAGCAGTTTAACTACTTGCTCAGGTAGTTCTTTTGTATGAAGAAATCGAAAAATAAAACTAGAACAACATCACACCCCATTTAGGTGTTTTGCCGCCCTTATTGCAGGATAAATCCAAGCTGTAATGGTTAATCCCGTTTTTATCGGTTTCGCTAAACGTAGAAATCTGTGCTTTCTGCACGAACACGCGAATGAACTTATTCGCTGAGCCGTAGGTCACGGCAAAGTTACGTTCAACTTGGTTTTCGTGTTCGTAGTAAGGGTTATATTCAGACAGCAGAGGCTGAGAAATAGTCAGCTTTAACTTCGGCATAGACTCTTGAATCTGAATTGCTGCAATGCTGTTTGCTTTTTGTGCATCATCAGGAGCCTGTACGTCATTGCCCAAATCTAATGAAAATTCAGAGAATGCCACTTTGGCAGTGTCTAAATCGCCAAATGTCAGACTGACATTTTGGAATGGAACCGGCTTAACACCTGAAGTGGTAACATCAGGCATGTCTTTGTCGGAGGGATCGTTGTAAATACCTTGTAGATCAAAAGCAATTTTAGGTAATGCTTTTGCCGTGCCGGTTAACACCGCATTGCCGCGCACATACGTTGCCTGCTTTTCAATTTTGCTTTGATTGAATCGCAAAGCCATCGTTTTTATCAACGATTCATCACTGGTCGGCTCTAACGCTTTGCCAGTGGTCACACTATCAATCGTGGCACTTGCACCACTATCGTTACCATCTAAGCTATCAGCAGCGGCAGGTACAGTCGCCCCCGTTTTACGCACATAAAGAACGCTTGCCGTTTTATCCACCACGACACCAATATCACTGCCTAATACTGAAACAGTTTCACCAACTTCAAATTCAGGCACGGATGCGGTCAAATTCAGCACATAACCATCAGTCATCACGGTGGCACAGGCGAGGAATGGAATCAGCCATTCGGGGTCTACAATCGCCTCAGCCTCATCACGCCCCAAGGCTTTTGCTTCCATTTCAATAGAAGCTTTCCACAAGCTACCCGTGATGCCAGAACCAAAGGAGCCAAATTCTTTATCCAGCACATCACGTTCAATTTGAGTGCTTTCTTTAGATTTAGATGCGCCTTTGTTAACCAACATCGCGGTATAGCCCGCATTTGGATCAACACCTGCTGTTGATTCTAAAACCGCTTGAATCACGGCTTGGCTAGTTTTCTTAAAGCTATAAGCCATTGCTTGCCTCTCACGAATACGGTGCAGTGATGTACTGCGTTAAACTATAAGTATCCCGCCACAACAGCAGGTTTCGTTCTAAATCAGGGATTGCTGCACCGCCTGAATAAAGCATTGGTTGCTGTTCACCTGAAAACGGCATCCAGCCAAGCAATAACCCCATAATCTGGTCACTGAGTAATTCGGCTTGGTCTTCTGTTTCGCCTTGGTCTTTTTCCTGTTTAAGCACGATGATCAAGCCGTAATCGACTCGTACTGCTTGCAACACTGCACCGGCATCCATAGTTTCAGGATTTGCGCGTGTCGCTGAACGCCAGACAAAGCAGCTCGGAGGAGAGAAGCTTTGCTGTAAAATGGCAGCAGCATTAGAAACCCCTAACACCTTTTTAAAACCAAGGTCAGCTTGCAGAATTCGCTCAACGATTAATGGTCTAGCTGACTGCATTAGAAGCTATCCCAACCCCGTTTTGACACGGGCGGCGCAAACTGTGGTAAATCCACATTGCTAGTGCTGGTCAATTTCAAACTACCGTTTGCCAATTCATCTAAGCGTTTCAGCGCACGTTCATAGCGTCCATTTACAGCATTATCTAAAGCTTCGTTGTAAGGTCGCCCCACTGAACCATGCAAACGATACCGCGCAATATCCACCGCAATAGTTTTCACTAAGTAAGGAACTGGCTCTGCTATCGGAACCTCATAGCGTTCATGCAAACGACCGTTAATTTCCTCATCCGCAGCTTGCAAGGCCATCTCGATCAACTCAGGTGTTAGGTCTTCTAACTCCCCAGCTCCGAGAAAATTCTCTAAATCGGTTTGCGTTGCGTAGGTCATGACAAGAGGTAAACCTTGAATGCTTCAGCGATTAAATCAGTATCCAGTTCATCAGCATTTCGAGCTAAAAAAGCGCGTTCGGGTAAATTCATTTTTCGTTTGTGAGCCTTCACTGTCACTGTTTTCGGCTCAGGTAGTGCCACACCAAAAGCCTGACTAATCGTTTTCGTATGTTCAGAAACGCTTACCTCAGCTTCTGAACCATCCTGATGGGGCGCACCGTAATTCATGCCCACGCCCCATTCCGCAAAGTCGGCTCCATATCTTGAAGAAACGGAATCACCCAAATGGCCTAACTCTGTAAGCGTTTTACCGCCCTTGGCCTTTTTACGTTCAGAGTCTTTCCACGGATTGCCTTGTGGGTCGGTCTCTGTTGCAAATCGTTCTTCAGTTTGAACCTCTCCCACCGTGGCGACAGATTTCATTGCTGGCGTTAAGTCAGAAACCTTCTTTGCAAGGTCATCTAGCCCACCACCGCGTGTGGATTGGTCAAACTTAAATTTCATCGCCTGTGGCTTTAGTCGCTACTGTTTCAGGTACAACATGCACCACCAGCATCTTGTCACTCTTCAAGATTTGTAACTGGTCTTCAGTCACTTCGGCATCAGTTTCAGTATCAGGCCAAGCACGACCAATACGGCGGAAGTTCGCTACTTTAGCCGTGACTTTTACACGAACCAGTTTCGGTTCATCTTTAGGCACTACTGTTTTAGCTATTGCCATTTTGCTGTCCATCCCAAATATCGTTTAAGCGTTTTTGTTCACGCTTAGCTGAAGCGATGTATTTAAACCCTTCACTTACCTTTTTCCGTTTGCTACCTTTTTGAGTCAGATAAACGTAATAAAGGCCATCGAGGGGGTCGATACTCGTTACATACGGTTTTACTTGTGCTGTAGTCATACAGAATTAATCCAGCCATGCGCTCAGCACGCCAGTTGCCGTGCCACGCCATGTGTTAGTTGCACCGGCAGTAGTGCGCTCGTTGATTAAGATTTCACGAGCTGCCCCTTCGTTGCTTGTGCCGTAAATTAAATGAGTCGCTTTCAAGCCCAACTTGCGACCTGCTGCATTGCGATGGCTGTGCAGTAAGGCGCGGGCAGCTTCATAGCTATCAGGTGTTAACTCAGCCTTAGAACCGACAATTAACTGATACCACGCATAACCCGCGTTATAACGAGCGCGCACGCCATATAACAATTCATCTTCTAAGAAGACGTTGTCATCTTCAGGCTTGTCTTTTTGCGCAAACTCAACTTCACTGCGCATTTGGAAAATCATCGGCTTGCGATAATTACGGGATAAGTCGGCTAAGAACCACGCATTTTCAGCACCGGCTTGCACGTTGGACACGGAAATTTCTTTACCGTTTTTGTCATAACCCAAATGGTCAGAGTCGAAGAAATATTGTCCGTCAAACGCTAAGCCACCGGTTGCATCAAAGCCATCCAACAACTTGTTAAACACTAAGTCATCAGGATGCAGTGCCGCATCTTCACCCATCATCGCCATTGCATTGGCATAAATGCCAAAGGCATCATCTTCAAAATCAGTACGGGCAACACCTAACGTGTTTTCCCACTTTTTGTTTGCCAGTTTGTATTGATGAGCAGACAGGTTATTGATAACCCGTTGACCAACCCATTCGCGCATACTAGGCAAGGTCTTCATCCAACCGTAGTTTTCGAGCGCACGGGTAGACGGTACCGTACTGGCAATTAAGTCTTTTTCTGAGCTTGGCTGTTCAAAACCGCGCATGAAATGGCTATTAAAACCGTTTGCTACCGCTCGTAAGCCTTGAGGGGTTAATTGCATTGCTATACGACTCCTAAGCCCATCTTGACCCAT